AATCCTGTACTATCGTATGACCGTCAGTATCAGAGTCAACCTCGTTATGATTAAACGTAATGAGTGCCTCTTCACCTGAGTCTGATAACATCCCCACCATAACAAGCTCATTCGTAGGTTCAAATGGATCTAGGTGTAGCTTACCATCACGTTTAGTAACTGTATTCTCTACATCAAGTGTTAGTTTCATTGCTCAACTCCTCTATAGTTTTCTTAGCACGATCTAAGTCTACTTTAAACCATTCTCCACTCCTGTCAAGGGTAAATTTATCAAGTTTCTCATGTGCTGAACCCTCTGCAGTTCTTCTGTCATTAAAATAACGGCTGTACTCTAAGCTATAATCTCTGTGTGGACTAGATGTTTGATATCCTTTGAGTCTATCTTCTGCATCCATAGCCATGCCCACTTTAAACCAACCTCGCCACGCAGGATTAGATATTATGTATACGTACCCATCTTTTGCTTTGTTATATTCTCGTAAAGCTCGGCTACCTATACTACGTGCTAGTCTTTTTAATCTGTTCTCTGAACCTTTTATAGTATCACAGACCTTACAGATATAATTTCTTTTTCTTTCATTACCTATACACCAAGTGTCAGGCACTACCAAAACTTTTGCACACCTGTTGCATTTTTTTACACTTAGATATTTTTGTAGGATAGGAACATCATCCCTAACCGTATAGTTTCTTTTACCTCTCATGCTGTATACCTCGCTGTTTTATAATCAAGATTACAATGAATAACCCCATGATAACCTGACAGTTTATTTTTAACAATGTTAATATGTCTTTGTGGATCTTCGTCCTCACCATTGTTATCCCTAGCAGGGTTCTTCGCTATCAAAAGCATAAGATCAGCCTCTGCCGCTTTACCTGTACGACTACCCTCCATCATGGCTTGGTTAAGTATAACCTTACCCTCTGCTTCAGCAGATAGCTGAGACATATAAAAGATAGCACAGTTGTGTTGCTTCGCAATCATACGAGCATGGACTGCATTAGCCTTGAGAGCTTCGTCCTGTCGTGCAAAGCCACCTGTCTTGGCAAACTTATCGCCCATATCTAACACCACAATGTCAGGCTTATATGATTTACATATAGATTCAACCCATGCCATATCCCTACCTGTAACATCACGAACCTTAATATTTTGACGTACAGGTTCATATAATTCTTTGGCTTTTCTAGGATTAGACTTGATGTCCTGCACTGACATGCCTGACGCAGCAGTAAGATATCTAGCACCTACTCTATGCGATGCTTCCTCATTGCATAAGATAATACAATTAGCACCTTGCCTAGCAAATCCATTCGGACCTGCGATCAGGCTTGCGTGAAATGATGTCTTACCTGTATTAGGTCTAGCACCTATCTCCACCAAGTGACCCTCGTTTACACCTTCAAGCACACGAGTTAGTGAGGGTATATTAAATGCCCATCGTGCTTCCATTTTATTCTTGGCAAGTAAGGTTTCCATAGTCATGTCATCCCATTCAACTTTGAGATCAGGTGTAAAGTCATCTGAATATGATTCAAGAAGATTACGCAAGGGTTCAAGGCTAGTCTGTGTACCATTCACATAATCAAAACCTAAGTTGGCTATGTCCTCACCGACTACCTGTTGGAATAGTTTAGACAGCACCTCCTGTGCTACATCACTACCCATAGGTGTCTCTGATTTAATTTTACGAAACAGATCCCCATATGCCTGCTTCTGTGCTGTCGTTAAAGTAGGGTTGCCTGACATAAACAAAGCCTCTATCTCATCAGGTGTGACAGTCCTTTCATATCTGTCCATAGCAAGATCAATAGTTTGCTTAATCTTTCGGACATCTTTTGTGAACAGTCTATCAGGACATTTAGCACCACGATGGTCATCGTAGAACTCTCTGTTCATAAGACTGCGTACTAATGATAATTCCATGTTATACTCCTATGTTGGTAAGACTATCTAAGTCTTGTTGGTTTCTGTATTTTAAATCATCTGTCAAACGTAAGGCTTTTACATCTGCCACATGAGTTTTTAGTTCTCGTACAAACGCTAGTGTCTTGGGTAATGCGTCAGGGTCTAGCGCAACTACTGCCGTAGAGAATTGTGACAAGTATCGCTTGTGTGATTCCGATAGTGACGTACCCAACACAGCAACCCCAACATGCACATCGCTAACTGTTCCAACCACTGCGGCACTCACACAATCCTCTACAACTACAGCAACTTTACCATATCCATGCGTATAAGGCAAGTCACTTTTTCCATATCGTTTCCATTTAGGTAATCTTTTATTTAGGCTACGTCCTGTAGCGTCAACAATTTTACCGCCATGCACGATAGGAAACACAACCCTATGGTCTTTGACATCATACATTAACTCAGTCGTATCAATATCTAAACCGTAGGTATCTGCAAACTTGAGTACATCCTCGTTATTATTATGAGGTATTATATACTCAGGCAATTCAAATGGTATCTCAACTGTTTCTTGAGCAAAAGAACCAATAGATTTACGTATGTCATCACTTGTAAGATGTACTTTCTTACCTCCAGATAAAGAACAAGAGGCTTTATAACAATTCCAAAGCATCTGACCCATGTTATTAGTGATAGTAAATGTCTTTTCCTTGTTGTTACACATAGGACAAGTCATACGTTTAGTTTCACCATCACGTAACTGTAAATCATTTATGAGTGTATTAATATTAACCATTATACACACTCTTAACATGTTCTTTACGTGCAGTCAAGGCATTATTTGCACTTGTATATGTATTTTTCATGTACGGTTTTACCGAACTTGGATTGGTGTGACCTGTCACTGACATGATCTGCCCAAGTGACACACCTGCGTCCACCATTTCGGTTGTTCCTGTCCTTCGAATGTCCATTAATCGTAGCTCATCAGACAGCCCTGCTTTACGCATGACACCCCTTCCTTTTTTAGATAGTCCGAACAAGGAATAGGGTATGAACTCCCCCTGTACAGGCTTTATTTGAGGGCATATGTACCTTTGAAAGCCAAAGTCATTTCGTTGCTGTTCTAACATGTCAAATAGCTCCTCTGATATGGGTAAAAATACCTCTGCTCTACGCTTGGATTGCTTGATATGAACCTGCCTATCTTTGATGCTTGTCCACTCTAACAGACGCATATCACCTAGCCTTTGTACCCACTCATAAGCCATCTGAACTATCAGTCCTATGTTCCTAGTTTCAAAGTCAGCATAAGCTGTCTCAAGAAACTTGGTTACATCAGTCCTAGTCCACACTACCTTTCGTTGTAATGGTGACTTGCGTGTCACCTGACTAAATGGATTGAAAGGTGCGTCATCAAACTGCACTGCGTATGTAAATAAGCGTGAGCTTACACTACAGGCATGGTTGGCAAAGGTTATCCCTCTGTTCAACCACTTGTTGTATATCTGCTTCGCATCTTTCAATGTCACAGACCTATACTTCTTGTTGCCTATGTCTTCAGATAACTGACGCATGAAGTATCGGTAGTCTGTCTGTGTCTTGTCACGTAACTGCGCAAAATCCCACGACTCTATATATGCTTTGATAATTTGGTCAACTGTGCTTTTGTTATGTACTGTGATACATTCTTCCTGTTCTTTTTTCCATACATCTATCCTGCTGTTCAGTTCCTGTGCTTTGCGTGTAGCTGTGGCTAGGTCTTTGCCTAGCTCACAACGTGACACAATGCCCTGATCCACAAACTTCTGTGGGGGATTGAACCTATAGCTATCTAAACGCTTCTGTGTAAAACGAGGTAGCGACATTATGCCGCCACCAAGTCTTGAAACTGCTTGGACTTTACCCACTTGGTAACGTCAAGCTCTCTGTTCCACATGGATACTGCTTCAGTATCTTTGCCTGTGTTACGTAGCTTAAAGCCATTACGCTCATCGGCATAGCTTGCATAGTTAGTGAAGGCACTGTAGATACTGTAGGCATTAGCACCTCGTGTGCTTACCTCTGCACCGTACAGTGAGTACATCTTCTCTGCCTGAGTTTCAGACATAATCTTCTCAAACATAGCCTTAACATCTACGTTAACTGTGGATGTGTTTGCCCACTGTTGTAATGTATTAGCTTGGTCATAAAAGTCTGTTGAAGATTTCTCTAGCTGTCTGCCAAAGCTATCTATGCAGAAGTTAGATGTGTTCTTACGCTTCACAATGTCATGCTCACCTCGTACCATCTTGTTTGTGCAGAAGAATGATATCTGCCCATACACCACGATGTTAGAACACAGACCATCTACACCATGCAGACCTATGATACGCTGTCCAATCTTCTCGCTATGCTTATCTGTGTAGATGTCATAGCTCACGCTAGGTAATGTGATGTCCATCATCATGTACCCATCATTACGTGCAGACTTCCAGTCAATAGTCATACCATCTAGCTCATCAGCAGATAGCTTGTCTTGCATGGTATTCCATACAGTGTGGGCAAAGTTTGCGTGTGACGTAGTGGTAAAGCCATTACCCACCACGTTAAGGTATGTGTCTGTACCTTTAATCTTGACGTACTTCTTGTCAGGTACTTTGGATGGCTCATACTCCACCTCAAAGTCAAAGTTCTCAGGTACTTGAAAGTTGTTTGTTGTTAAATCAAATGGCATTTGTAATCTCCTTTTCTGGTTAGGTTGCAACTGATAGTTAGTTATGTAGTTATACCATGTTATGCGTTCTTAATCAACCATAAAATAATATTTTCTGACCAATCATCGCATGGGTCGTTAGGTATTTCTGCTGAGTTCATTTGTTATCTCCTGTCTTGCGTTCCATCTTATCCAACTGTACATACAGTGTGACTCACCATAGCACATATCAATAAGAGAAACAAGGTTAAATTTATTTTCCTTCTTCCACTGCCAATTCCTAGCACTGAATGGCTGATGCACTCGCCCACCTGTCACTACATTAAGCAGCATAGACAAGGATATAAGTACACGTAAGCAGTAAGAACCTACAGATATCGTCCAATGTTGGACAATTTTGTTAACCACTTGAAGCATTAGTTTCTCCTTTCATTTCTGTTAAAACTTTATCAATAACTTCTTCTACAGTATGCCCAAAGTATATTGTGTCCTTATACATGAGGGTATAACTAGGTAGACCTGCGTCATAATGTTTATTAAGCCTCTGGTCTTTTACCTTAGAGTGTAGCTCTTGCCTTAATTTTTCTTCTAGTTTCATCATAATCCTCTTTCCTAATTATCTCTAGGTTACTTACGTTTCGCATCCTAGATTTAGCTTTCTTCAAACCTTTGTAATCTTCTTCTGTACTAGCGAGTAATATCAAAGGCATCCTACCTTTTGTAAACTCTCGCATCTCTTCTATTCTTTTTTTATGTTCATCTTTCTTCGCCATGATACTCCTTGCATTATTATATATGTTACTAGGGTGCATACAATGTATATGACTATTGCATTAGTTTCCCACACTAAAAAGTAGTGTAACAGATTTAGGTGTTTTAGTAAAGCCACTACAAATATCATTACAAAGTAACCTGTAAAAGTAGCCATCAATATTATCAGCCATACTGCGCCCATACCATCACACCTATAAAACACAAAACCAAAACTAA